CTCAGCGTTAGCTGTTGCTTCTGCGTCCATTGCCGCTAGGGCGTATGATGACCCGCTTCCGACGTCGTAGGGTGTCGTTGTTGTTAGCTTTCACTTCCAGAAGACCTCCGCGCACACCCCTCCTTAATATATGACAGGACCGTCAACTATGAGGAAGTCAGCCTCTGGGTTACCCTCTACTTCCTCGTTGACATCAATACCGCTAAAGTACCCGCTCATTACCGCGTCATCGTCTGTTATGTTTCCTGCGATGAAGAACTGCACTCCATCCTTCTCTCGGCGCTTGTTAAAGTTATCATCCAGTACCCTACAGTCCTGAGTGAGCCTTGAGTCGTATGCTACTATTCCGTTCTTCACCGCTATTGTTGTCATTTAAGCTCCTAAGGCGTGTCTGTTACCAGATCACCGCTTACAAAGTTGTATCCTGTAAGATTAGCACTACCTACAAGGTCGGTCACAGTAGTTACTGATGTGCCTATCTCGTAGTAGTGTGCAGGGGATGACGCTAACAAGCTCAAGTCCTGAGTAGCTCCTGAGTTGTAGATGGCTGCTAAGTTAGCAGTTTGATCCGTATCCCAGATGCCTACTTGGTTAATGATGCACTCAGCGTGGTTGTTATGGATGTTGCTAGCTCTACCAATACGGAAGATGTTATCGCTAGGGTTCGCACCTGACAACGCTCCTGCATAACCAGTGTTAGCCTGTGTACCAATCAAGGTTTTATCTACGCCGTCCACTGCTATAGAGAACCTGCTGTGGTAGTCACTCATCGAGGAACCGTCTACTCCTGTAGTGCCGCCGTCAAACGTAACCATGACGTGATGCCATGTGTTAGCTGTCACTGCGCTGCCTGCTATGAGTATGACGCTGTCGTAGACTGTGCCGTAGACTAGCATAAGGCTTGTACCACTCATGCTCAGCGTGATCGCACCGCCGTTGTAGTTGTCTCCTGCACCGTACACCATAAGTGTCTCTGCGCCAGTACTAGTGCTAGTCTTCTTAACCCACATACCGATAGTCCAAGCACTTCCATCACCGTTAGTTGTACGCTCTAAGGCGGTCATGGCAGTGGGATCGCCTTGTAGGTAGGAGCTAGTACCGTCTAAGCTCAGAGAGTTAGAGTTGGTGTAAGCAGCCTGCGTTACAGTAACAGTTACAGTGAACTCTACAGTACCGCCAATAGCGTTGCCTGCTTTGCAGTTGACAACGATAGTGTCAGCAGCAGTGCCTGCGTGTGCAGGAGCAGTGCCGCTCAGTATGCCAGTAGTCTGATCCATAGACATCCACGATGGCGCGTCTAACTCAGCAAACTGGTTAACCACGTTGTCGCTAGATACCACCTGAAAAGACATAGCAGTTGCTTCAGTAATAGAGACTGTCTGGTCAGCTACTACAGGGGCGAAGTTTACATCAGGCTGTGAACCCTGACCTATAGTCTGCTTAGATATAGAAGGCAGGTCGACGTAGTTAGTGTTGCCGTTGACACCAAAGTGTAGGTTGATGGGGCTGCCATCTGGATGCACTATGGTTGTTGCTACAAGCTCGTTGTACGTCTCGCTCCACAGCTCTAAGGTGTTGTCAGTCATGTAACGCAGGCTGAAAAGCCCCTGCATCGTTCCTGAGCCGCCTTGTCTCCATGAAGGGATAGACCCACCGCCTGCAGTAAAGTAGCGTGAAGACGCTGTGTTGTGCGCCCAGTTAGCGTCAGCTATGATAGACTCGTTAGTCTGGTACTTAAACGAGGTAAGGAGGTTGTCTTCTGCTGTTACTACGCCACTAGCTGCAGCAGTGTAGTCGATGCCGAAGGTCTCACCTGCACCCTGTTTCTGCAGAGGAATCATAAACTGCTCACCCGGCGACAAAGCTAAGTTGCGCTTGAGTACTGTGTGAGTAAGGACTCCATTAAGTACGCCGTCTTCTGTGTTGGCGTAGTCATGCACAACTTCCCACAAGAAGTCGCTGTTGCTGATGATGCCGTTAGGGAACGCAGAGCCAGACCACCCGCCCATCTGTAGATTGATCGAGGTAGCACTCAGAGCGATAGTTGTTTTACCAACTACAACTTCGTTACCGCCAGACAAGTCAAGCAATGTCAGATGACCGTCTGTGCCAAACCTGATAGACATAGGGGCGTTGTTCGTAGCAGAGTAGCCACTCGCGTGGTACGATGTAACGTCTGTGTTGCTAGAGCTTGTGAACTTACCAGAGCCGTTAGCAAAACTAAAGGTAGTGCCCCAGTTCGACGCATCCATCATATTGGGACTGGCATTGTAAGCAGTAGCCTCAGCGGCGCCGTCCCAGACACCTAGCTTTAATTGGTTACCTGTATTCAGGTTCCACTTGAACTCTGCTCCACGAGTCAGCGCCTTACCAAAGTAGTATGGCCCCTTGGCTCGTACAGTAGCGTCCATTGTAGTAGCGCCGACTGCTGTGTTAGCGTCAGTGCCGTAGGAGATGTACCACTCTTCGTTGGTAGCACTCAGCGTCGAGCCTCCAACTAGGTTGGTAGCATCGATAGTAACTGTAGAAGCGTCGCTCATAGTCAATATAAGGTCTGACCCGCTAACAGCACCGCTGACTACGAAGTTGTTCTCGTCAACTCCAAAGGAGGTCACGTCCTGTGTGTACGAGGTGCCGTCTGCCAGTGTGATAGTTAAGTCGTCACCTGTGAGTGCGAAGTCGCTTACAGCGTTGCCCTGTGAGGAGAAGCTGAGTGTGTTAGTAAACAAGGCGTTTAGCTCTGTCACTGCTTGGTTAAGAACAGCGTTTACGAACGACCCATTGATAGATGTTGCGCTTACAGGCAGACTATCGACCAGTATCTTCTGACCATTACGTAGTTTGATACGTATAGTCGTACCGTTAGCCACCGCCTGCAGCGTGTTTACTGCGTGTGGTGCCAGAACACTGTCTGAGCCTAGGCTTAGGTCTCTCAAGCTAACAGTGGAGCCGCTTGCGTCTATCTGGAAGTCCATTGCCTGATACTTCAGGTACGGAGATATAAGCTCCAAGTCCTTATCTTGATACAGTCTGTTGTGTACAGTCGCCTGATAACGCAGCAGCCCAGTGTTGGGATCTACTGTGTCGCCCTGTCGAACTTGGAACACACCCAAGTCTGTGTCGTCTGCTCTGTTTACTTTGTGTATCTCAGCAAAAAGAGTAGTACCTGCTGCAACATCAACTGGGTGGTCAAAGAACCACTCAATAGTATCGCCTGCGTATATGTCAACTCCTGCGGTAGAGCGAGTTGCTACGCCTCTAGGCAGTGTTTGTGAGTAAACTTGAACACCGTCAATAGTGATGCGGTACTGTAGCTTCACCGTAGACGGTACATCTTCTGCTGCAACAGTAGTAATACCGACACCAGTTATGTTTACACCAAAGTAGTTGCTGCCTGCGTAGCCCACAGAAGTTCCTGCGTTAGGGGCGCCGCCTAAAGGCAAGGAGAACATATCGGAGTATACACGTCCACTGGGAGGAATAAAACCTGTGGAGTCTCGGTTCGCAGGCACAGACTGATCTTTTAACCCGCCCCACATAGGGAACCAGTTAATGTCTGAGCTTAGGTTAGTGAAGTATATGTTCTCTGAGCCAGAAGACATCTTGTGCTGCTCACCTAAGTACAGTGAGTTTAGCGTAGTTTCGATAGCCTTACTTGCCGTTATAATCTCAGTGTCTTCGTTATAGCTGAAGTATTTAAGAACCGTTGCTGCTTCCGCGCTGATGTTGGATGAGGAGTCAGGGGAGCCTCCTATTAAGCCCATCATGAGCAGAGCGCCAAGTTGACAGTACCTGTTACAGTGATTACATCACCCTTAGACACTTTAATGTACTCAATAGCGCCTGCAGGGAGAGCTACGCTGCCTGCTGCGTTTATGCCGTAAGTTGCTCCTGTACTGGCGTACAAGCGTACAACGCCGTGTCTAAGTGCTGCTGCGTGGTCGCCATCTGTAACATTCACTGCTGAGTGAGGCTGTACAACCTGAATGGCGTTGCTGTTGGTATCTGTTGCTAATTGCGTCATTGTTGGTTCCTATTAAGTCGTTGTTTCTAATGCTTGTATATTTATTAATCACACAACTCTGCTAGTGTCTTCCAATCCTCAGCAGTCCATCCTGAGGTGTCTACGCCTGTAGGCAGTTCTACTGTAATGCCTGAGACGTTACCGCCAAACAGCCCGCTAGTTGCTGTTGTATTGCCCCTGACACACGCCATAGCGTTGTCGTTCTCTGTGATCTCTAGGCTATTGAGTTGTGTGCAGCTTGCCAGTGTCACCGCCGCTAGTCCTACTAGTAATGTCTTCATTTGAACCATCCTGTTATCCATTGAAATGTCCTAACCGGGTAATACATAGCCCCACTCTTGATCTTACCTAGTCCTGAAGCACCTAGCGCCTCTCTGAATACTAGGTCTGCCTGCTTCTGGTTATGTACTATCTCTAGCTCTACTCCGTGTGTGCATAGGTAGTCGTGTATTACTGATGCCTTTCTATTCTTAGCGTTAGCTACTGGGACTAGCCACCTCATCAATCTAGGTACTGAAGCAAGGTCTGTGAAGTACCCCGCAGGTACTGTGATGTCCTTGTTTAGCATCTCACTCGTGTAAGTGAAGTCCTGTACCACTGCCCATCCTCCCTTTACTGCCATCAGTATTAGTTCAGAGTGATAGTGGCTCATTAGTAAGTACCACCATCGACAGTAGAGAGATTGACCGTCCCTGTGGCTGTGAGGTCGGCTATCGTTACTGTGCCTGTGAACGTAGGCGATGCTGAGTTAGCCTTGCTGTTAGTTGCTACTGCAATGGCGTCGAACTCAGCCCCTACCTCAGTACCCTTAATAACCTTCGCAGGGTTACCACTAATCAGGGCATCCTTAGCTGCAAAGTTCGTTGCCTTAGTATAATTACTCATTAAACAGTCCTTCCTAGTAGTGCGTGAATGTTTAGCTCTTGGATAGCGATGTTTTTACCATCTACTGCAGTCTCTACTCCTACTGCTACCACAGTCCCCTGCCCACTCGCGTTAACCTTCTGTCTGTTAATTAGCGAGATAGAAGCCGAGTACTCAGCCTCTGTGTTGAACTCACTAATGTTGTACTGCCCTACGTTAGACTTAGGAAGCACATAAGGCTGCTTCTTGTAGTTGCCTGAGTAGTCGTATGCCCAACTCAACACCACCGTAGCTTCTGCTCCGTCGAATGTCGTCAGGTTGATCTTCTTCAGGAACTTCAGGTTAGACGTACTGCCGAAGCTGAGCGGATGGCTAAAGTAGCTGAGCTGATAGCTCGTTGTGTCGTCTGTGTACGTTTTGTACTGTCCTATGCCTGTCGCTACTCCCATGTATAGATCCTCAGAGACTAGGGAGGTGAAACACAGAGGCCTCATGCTAGACCATGTTGTAGCCCTGAAGCTACCGTCCTGCAGCGGCGTCCGTGTGTCAAAGCAGTAAACCACTCCTAGTGACGGATAGTTCAGAAGCACAAAAGCCTCCTTAGCTGAGTAGTGCATCTTAATGTTACCAGTCTCAGCAGCGAACAACACCTTAACGTCCGTGTTCACGTTCTTAGAGATGTCACCAATAGGGGCTGACTTCTCTTGTATCGTTCTGGAAAGGCTACGTAGTCCTGAGTCGTCAAGGAAGATCAAGTCCTTACCAGTACTGACCACTGCGTCTCGTGCAACACAGCCAATGTTGGATATGCTATCAGACAACTGCATCGTTGAGGGATCGTCTGCCCCTGAGTACACAATGATGCTAGTGCGTCCAAAGACCACTAGGAAGCCGTTGTGGGCCGCTAGAGCGACGATCGTGTCGTACCCTGTAGGCCACACCTTAGTAATGTCAATCGAGCCTGTAGAGCCTCCTGTCCATCCTGAGCCGTTCAGCAGGTCTGACCAATAGATTACTGACTTATTGTCTGTGAAGTCTGCCACCCACAACCTACCAAACGCTGCTAGGCATTCATTCCCTTGTGGCGGAGTGCCTGTAGAATGCAGATGAGTAGACATAGTCTCTAGCGCACCTGAATGAGCTGAGTACACTAACGGCTCGTGCCCACGCTGAAATGCGTACATATGGTCGTTAAACGAGACAAACTTCCAATTATTAGCTGAGACAGTGTATGCCGCAGGGGTTGCGTCAGTTAGTGTTGTTGTCCCGGTAAAGAGCTTATTGTTGCCTGCCGACAAGAACTCTACAGTGCCGTCGGCTGCCACGTACTCTCCCATTGCCTCAATACCCGCTGAGCTGCCTAGTAAGGCACTGCCGTTAGTGGAGACCATCTCGTAGCCCTTGCGAGCTGCTATTCGACCTTCCTTGTCAATGATGCAGTTATCGGCTATAGCAGCAAAGCTAGGCTCCTGACCCAACGGAGCGTCTTGGGTGTTGATACCCGCAAAGCCCGGTGCTGTGATCGTTATGCTTTGTAGTTGTTGAGCCATGTTGATTCCTTATACTGCGTGATAGACAGTGTCTTCCTCGTACTTGTTTGCGTCGAACGCTACTGCGTCTGACAAAGCTGCTTCTGCTAATGCGTACTGCTCTACTGCTGTCTGTCCACCTGTCTCGCCTCTCTCGCGCAGAGCCATACCGAAGGCAAGCTGCACTACTGGG